ACGAATTAGAAGTAACAGCGATGGGAGATACTGCACACAAGTTTGTTAAAGGCTTGGAATCAGGAACTCTAACTGTTTCCTTGCTAAACGACACAGCAACAACGAACGTATTGCAGACACTTAACGGTGCATTTGGCACAACTGTGGCTGTGAAGATGGTGCAGGAAAAAACACCTGCTGTAAGCGCAACCAATCCGTTGTATACTTTTGACATTCTAGTAAACAACCTAACACCAATTAATGGTAGCGTAGGCGATATTGGAACTCAAGACATTACCTTTACTCTTAACTCAAAGGTAACAGTAGCAACCACAGGCACGTTCTAATTTAACAGAAGGGCAAAAATGGCAAGAATAATAGTAACAAGGGCTGATGGAACTAAGAGCACACACTCAATTAGTCCATCTGTTGAATATGCTTTTGAGCAGCAATTTCGCAAAGGTTTTCACAAAGCCTTTCGCGAGGATGAAAAGCAAGAACATATCTATTGGCTTGCATGGGAATGTCTACGCCGCGCAGATGCGCCTGACGTCAAACCTTTTGGCGCAGCGTTTCTAGAAACTCTAGCTGCTGTGGATGTGGTGTCAGATGATTCCCCAAATGGCTAACGCGCGATTCCTTTACGTATAGAATTGCTCAGTTGAGCATCCATACAGGGATCGCGCCTAGCGAGTTTATTAACATGGACACAGATTTGCTTAAGGCTTTTTACCAAGTGCTTAAGCAGCAGGCAAGAGAGCGAGAGAATGCCAACAGAGGTAAAAGGGGTCGTAGAGGCTAGAAAGATACTGCGTAAACTAGCCCCTGAAACCCTTAAGGCATATAACGCACAAATTGCTGCGCCCTTAAAAGAAATTACTAAGGCAGCGCGTAGCGATGTGCCTGGCACAATTGATAACCTATCTCGCTTTAATTACCCAGGATATGAGCGCAAAAGCCGAACAGGTCGCAACAGGGCTTTTCCTAGTTTTGAACCTAATGTAGTTAGACGTGGCTTAACTTATTCACTAGCCAAAAGCAAAAGCAATCGCACAGGCTGGTCATCACTTGTTAGCCTATTAAACAAATCTGCTGCTGGTGCAATTATAGAAACTGCTGGCAGACAAAATAGATATGGTAGCTCTCAATCTAAGTCAAACAACCCTGATGCTGGTAGAGATTTTATTGCTAACCTAAATAATGGCATTGGCAATTTAGAGCAGACTGGGCGCACGGCTAAAACATCAGGCCGCTTGATGGGAAGAAACTTAGTTGAGGATCAAGGCAAAGCAAAGGCCACAGTACTAAAAGTATTAGAACAAGTAGCAGCTAACGCCAATGCTGAGATAGCGAGGTTGTAACGTGGCAATTGTATTTCCCATAGTTACGAGTTACAACGACAAAGGCACAAAGAAGGCAGATGATGCCTTTACCAAGTTAGGCAAAAAGTTCCTTGCCGTTTTCTCAGTTACTAAAGTTGTACAGTTTGGCAAGGCATCTGTACAGGCTTTTAGCGATAGCACAAAAGAAGCGCAATTACTAGCCACACAGTTAAACGCGGTCAACCTAGGCTTTGCTTCACCATTTATTGATCAGTTTTTACAGAAACTTGAACTGGCTACTGGTATTGCAGGCGATAAGTTAACCAATGCATTTATCAGTTTATCTCAAGCTACAGGTGATGCAACTACAGCACAAAAGATTTTAACAACTGCTATAGATGTTAGCCTTGGAACTGGCAAGGATTTACAGACAGTAAGCACCGCTTTGCAACGAGCCTACAAAGGCGAAACAACTGCCTTAGCACGTCTACGCATTGGCTACACAACAGCTGAACTTAAAGGCCGTGATTTTGAAGATGTAATTGGTGATTTGCAAAAGAGATTTGATGGCGCAGCAGGTGAAGCAACAGACACCTTCGCAGGAAAGATGGAAAGGCTTGCAGCAGCAGTTGAGCAAGCCAAGGAAGCATTTGGAGAAGGTTTAGTATCTGGACTTGAAGATGCTGATACTAGTATTGAAGAATTGCAAGAAGGAATCATAAACCTTGGTGAAGCACTAGGAACTTTAAGCGCAGCAGTAATTGAGTTTGGTAAAGATGCAGAAGATACTTTCAGAGCCATTCAGGATAGCACAGCAGCTAAAGCTGTAATGGCTTTGTTTGAAGGCTTGGTGCGTGGTGGTGGCTTCATTATTACTGGTCAGCTAGTTCCTACTATGGCGTCAGTAGATGCAAAAAGAAAAGCAGAAGAACGTAGGGTACAAGAAGAACGTAACCGCGCAAACTTAAGGTTACGAAACTTTTTGCTTAAAGAAGAAAAAAGCGCCAAAACACGTTTAGCTACTGAAATGAAAGTAACTGCCGAAAAGAAAAAACAAGCAAAAGAAACAGGCATTATTGAGGAACTCAACAAGAGATTTGAGTTAGATCGTATTCAGATTGCTGCTGCCCTTGGTGGTGAAATTAACGCTGTAGAACGCCTAAGACTAGAGCTGATGCAGGCTATTCTTGATGAGGATGTCAAGCGAGCCATTATCCTAGAAGGCCAGTTAAATAGTGCTGAGGCTGCCGCTAAGGAATTGGCTTTATTACTTGATAGCCTAGATGAAATGGTTGGAGATCCATTTGCTGATTGGCCTGGCACAATAACACGCATTCAAGAATTGCTTAAGACACTAAAGATTAAGATTCCTATTGAAACTTTATTTGCTGAAAAAGGTTTAAGACTAGACCAAGAAAAAATGACAGTTACCAAGCTCGAGCGCATGGATGTAAACGCTAAAAATGTATATGTCTCTGGTTTGGGAGGAGGTGGCGGTGGTGGGGGCGGCGGTGGTGAAGGCGGTAACCTTTTAGGATTAGAAGATGCCATTATACAAAATGCACTAGCAGAAGGAGCATTGGCTGAAGCTGAATTGCTTTTAGCAGAGCAACTACTAGCAGAATCACAAGCTAACATCACAGTTATTGTTGAAGGTAACGTTATAGCAACCGAGGATTTGGCTGAAGTAATCACAGATATTCAATACACATATCAAAAGACAGGCAAAGGATTACTGCGATCGAGTAGGGCGCTTTAATGCCAGCACCACAAATCCGTGTGTTTGTTGACTTTGATAGTGATACCGCTTTTGAAATCAACCCTTTAATCTTAGGTAGCGCAACTGAAGGCATACTTGGCACAAATACCCTTGGCTCAGGCACGTTGCCACTTGAGATTACCAATTTGGTTAGTAAGATAAACATTCGCCGTGGCCGCAATCGCATTACATCACAGTTTGAGGCTGGCACAGCTAATGTAACTTTGTATGATCAGAATGGTGATTGGAATCCAACTAACACAGCAGGATTGTATTATCCAAACCTTGTGCCGCTTAGGCAGATTATTATTTACGCCACTTATGCCACCAACGATTACTTTTTGTTCTCAGGCTTTATTACAAACTATGACACAGGCTTTAGGCAAGGCAACGATGAACTAAGCACAGTAACCCTTAAGTGTGTAGATGGCTTTAAGTTGCTTGCAGGATCAGGAATTACAACTGTGCCAGGCTCAGGGGTTCAATTATCTGGTGCTAGGGTAAATGCCATCCTAGATGAGATTGATTGGCCTATTAGCTTGCGCGATATTGATGCAGGCGATTCAACCCTACAAGCAGACCCAGGCACAGACAGGGATGCCCTTGAGGCGCTCTTTAACGTGGAGCAAAGCGAGTTTGGCGGCATTTTTCTAGATGGTAATGGCAAGATTAACTTTGTTAGCCGCGATAACCTTATAGCAGCGCCAGCCTTCCCGGTCTATGAGTTTAGCGACCAAGGCACAGACATCTCATATACCAATGCAATAGTTGCCTTTGATGATACAACCTTGGTAAATGACGTAACCATTACACGCTTAGGTGGCACAGCTCAGAATGCTTTTGACCAAGATTCAATTGATAAGTTCTTTTTGCATTCAGGCACACGCTCAGGCATATTGGTGCAGACCGATGCTGTAGCCCTAGATCAAGCCCAAGGCATCCTTGCCACACGCAAAGACCCTGAAATACGCATAGATAGCATTGAGCTAAATCTCTATGATGATACAAACCCCAATAAGCCATTGGCAGGGGTAGACATAGAATTGCTTGATGGTGTAACAGTTACTAAGACAACCCCAGGTTCTAGCAGCGTGGTGCAATCAAGCCTAGTAAATGCTATTCATCACGACATTACCCAGTCATCCTGGATAACTACCCTATACACAACAGAACCGCTACTGGCAGGCTTTGTCTTAGATTCCGATATATCGGGTATACTAGACACAGACGTGCTGAGCTACTAAGGAGAACAAATGGCAGGCGCAGGATATAAGTTATTTGCCACGGGCGATGTGCTAACAGCAGCCCAGGTTAATACGTATTTGAACGAGCAAACAGTTATGGTGTTTGCAGATTCAGCAGCTAGAACTACTGCGCTTAGCGGTGTACTTGCTGAAGGCATGATGTCCTATCTACAAGACACAAATGCTGTGCAAGTTTACAATGGAACATCGTGGGTTTCCGTAGGTGGTGCTTCGCCATTAACAACTAAAGGTGATTTGTTTACGTTTTCAACAGTTGATGCACGTTTAGGTGTTGGAGCAAACGGAACATTTCTTTCTGCTGACAGCGGGGAAGCAACAGGTCTTAAATGGTCTGCGCCTAGCTCAATGACTTTACTTTCCACAACTTCATTAACAGGCGCGACAACTACAATATCTGGCATTAACCAAACTTACATAGATTTATATTTATTGGTCTATGGTGTAACAAACGCAACGGCTAACGGCGATTTTAGAATTGCACCTAACGGCACTACTAATGCTTCTTCTGGTCAAATTAGCGATGGCGGTCAAAATACTTTTACCTTAAAAGTTGCCGATTATATGTTTATCACTTTTGGCACGAGTACAAATAACAAAATTACTTTTAACAATTCTAGCAACGCTTTTGCTATTAGAATAAATGACTATGCTAGCGCTGCTTCTTTTAAGCCTTATTTAGTAAATGGGTCATTTCACGCGACAAATGCAGGCGGTGTAGGTGCAGCGTTAGTCGGTGGTGCATTTAATTCAAACACAGCCATCACTTCTTTAGTATTTTCCAACTCAGGTGGCGATTTATCAGCTGGCACAGTTGAGATATATGGAGTCAGATAATGAGCAAGCCAACAATCCGCATACATAATGTTCAAACAGATGAAGTTATTGACCGAGAAATGACAGATTCTGAGTTTGCCAAATACGAAGCAGACCAAAAATTGCAAGCTACTAAAATAGCTGAGGCGGAAGCCAAACAGGCAGCGCGATTAGCAGTATTGACCAAGCTAGGTCTTACGGCTGAAGAAGCGCAAGCCCTTCTAGGTTAAGTACAATCTTATAGATAATGCCTAAACTGTGCAAAGCTGGTCAGCAATTACGCGAGCAGATAGATGATGCGTTCCCCGATAGAAGTAGAACTTCACCAGAGGGGTGGCTCGGTGATCAACGTCATGCAGCGCGTAAGTCCGATCACAATCCAACTGCTGAAGGCATTGTACGTGCCATTGACATTAACGCTAATCTGCAAACCAACCCAGCCGAAGCATT